AAACTATTATCAAAAGTAAAGGCATCAAAGTCAAAAAACCAAGTAACATCATTTCCTACTGTGTAAGTAGTTGTACATTCTAAATTGTCTAAATCTCTTGTTTGAATTGTTCCCTCTGTTTTTATATAACTTGTGCTTCCTACTCCTTGTTCTAATTGAGCGCCCCATAAATAAACAGTAGCTGTGTTTGGTACATCTGCAATACCATAACCATCTCTCAACCCTATTTGTAAACTTCCGCCTGTATCTGTTTTTTCAATTCTTGTCCATTCTGTTCCGATATCATATCCTAACCAAGTGCTTGAATTTCTTACAACAATTCTTTGAGGGGTATCTGCCTTTATATAAAAACTTGCAGTATTAGATTGAGAAGTAAAAGATGTTGACAATATACTTAAATTGGCATTAGTAGTGCCTGTACCTTTATCAAATACAACCTTATCAGCATTTTGCGTTCCATCAGGGGAAATTGCATTATTAGAAGTTATAACAGGGTTTGTGCCTGTACCTCCACTTTGTTTTGCCCACTGACTAAAATCTTCTGAATACGTTACAAGATTTGTCCTTTGACATTCTCTTAACATAGCGGGACAATCACTATTTGTATAGTCTAATCTTGGTGTATCAGCTACGTCTTCCTCAATAAGACCATCCTTGCGTACTCTTGTGCCTACTGTATCCCTATCAAGACTAAAATCTTGTGTGCCATCATTAGGTAGAATAGAATATACTGTACCTCCTTTATATCCGCTTGGTATTAGTGCTAATGTTGGTTTTGACATCTTTTTTCTTTAAATACTTAATGATCTTACTTAAATTTTTTTTCTTTATCCTATATTCCATACTATAGTAAAATTCCTACAAAATTAGCATCCTTATCTGGGTACATATCGTCATTGACATTAGAGTTATACTCTGGGAATAAATTAGTATTAAAGCTCATATAATCTATAAACCTCCTGGTATAGAAGTCTGCAAAATTCCTATGTCTTTGTACTAGAAAATCTACCTCTTCCTTAGTAGCATTCTGGCTATTCTCAGAAGTATGTTTTACTAATCCTCCATTTTTAAGCTCAAAACTTGCAAAGGGTAAGTAGTCTACCATAGCAAAGTGTATTAGCATTGGCTGAATATACTCATTTACTATGTTTAGATAATCTCCAGTTAAGCTATCAGTGACTATATCATTAGTGATTTTATCGTATAGCTTTGTTCCTAAGTAATTCTGAACGTGCATCTCTTGAGCAATTCGTATAAAAAATATAAACTTATCCGTATCTACTGCTCCATCAATGATACTGTTTTTTACTATGTCTGATCTTTTTATAAATAGTACTGTAGCCATATTATTTTCTCCAATAGTTATTTCTAGCAGAGGCTATCTGTGCAACCTCTGGCTCATTAGTAGGTATTTTAGCCTCACTTCTAAGACTAGGGTCTAACTCAGCTATTTTAGCTCTAGCTTCTCCTACAGATATTCTTTCATTATTTTTTCTTAGATAGGTTTGTCTCATCCAGTAGTGTGAGCAATTAACTCCGCCCTTATATAACCATACGTTATAATTATCTGCACCATCTAAACCAAACCCCTCATTAACATTATTAGCGTTTCCGTTATAATTAGGATCAGAGCTATCTAAATCTTCCTTTCTATATACTTTATTAGCTGATAGCATCTTTTGACAAAAATCTCTACTCTTTCCAGCAGTACTTCTACCAGCAGTATATTTGTATCTAATCTTTAAAATACTAGTATCTTGCTCACTTACCTTATTAGGACTACTAGAAACAACACTAGCAAACTTTAGAGTTTTATGTATTAAGTCATCATACTCATTAGCTGGTCTCTCATCAATCAGCTCATAGTCTGACAAGTCCTCATCTTCTATATTTTCTAGAGCATCATACAAATCCTCTTTCATTCTATTAATATCCTCTAAGGGTACACAGTTAGGCACTTCTTTACCATCTTTTATCTTTGTACCTATCTGCTCATATCCATCCCAGCAAGGCTTTTTTAGATGTGTACTTAACTTCTGACCAGTCTCCTCTTCTACTTGTTCTTTTGTAGTAGCATTCTCTAGGTCAGTAAATTCAAGCGGTTGAAGCGTTTTAAAGTATAAATTAAGCACTATCTCGTTAAAGGCTAGTATATCATCAAACGCACCCAATAAAAGATCTTGAAACGGCTTAATTACAGTATTATCCATTAGAATACTAGCAGTCTTTAACTCATCGGCATTATTACCTAAACCAGTCTTATCTTTAATTCCTAATAACATAGGAGAGATTATTCTGTGAGATACCATTACTTTTTGCATTGACTCCTCACTTAAAAACTGATACTGTTGATGAGCATCACTTAATTGTACTGGCTCTATAGAAGCTTCATTTTCTTTAGAGTCATTAAAAGCTAGGATAAACTTACCACTGTTAGAGCTTCCTGAGAATTTGTTTCTAATCTTTCTCTCTATCTCCTCTTGTGCCTCCTCATCTGGGACTCCATTATTAAACGAAATCATCATAGATGGACTGAGACCATTCATAATATTGTTAAGATGGTAGTTAGCTATCTCCTCTTCTAATTCTGCATACTGTAAACCACCCTGATAATCTACTGGACTGTAGTAATAAAAACCAGCTCTATAAGGCTTTACACAATAAATCTCTATCTCATCACTAGAAGTACCAAAAGCACTAAATCTCTCTGGCTCATCATTAGGCTTAGCTTCTGACCAATCAGCCATATAATAATAAGAGTCTATTTCTCCCTCTTCATTAGCTTTACCTACCCTTAGAGTTTCTATAGGGAAGTGAGCTACCTCTACTATTTTAGTGTGGTTAGAGTTATATATTACTTGCATAGCACACTGACCCATAAGTTTAAGATCATAGCATAGCTTTCTAACACAAGAGTCCTTTAATAGAGACTTCATTTGTGCATACTCATTAGGTTTTTGGCTACTGTCTGTAGCATCTATACCTTTACCAAATATTAATTGGCTAATCCCATTTATAGAAGCGTTGTTTGTTGGACTTCCATTATAGCGGTCTATAAGATACTGGTAGTAGTTGTTATCAGCTCCGTACGACACCCACTCCTTATTTTTGTACTCCTTTATCTCTGGAGTAGTGTAGGTGCTTAAGTTTACAATTTTTATGCTCATATAATTATATAATCGTTATCGTAACTATCCTCTGTAGTGTACTCATTCTCATTTATAGTATAATAGTCATTATTGGACTGATTTATTGTCTGATCTGTGCAGAATAACTTATCCTTATATATGACTGTATCTGTACCAAATAATAGTACATCTAGCGTATAGTACACATCTTTTTTAAGTGTACCGAATACTGCATTTATACTCATATAATCGTGATCTGTTGTAGCAGTAGCTGATACAGTAGTAATACCCTTAGTGCTTTCATTTCTAAGCTTAAGAGTTACTTGACCATCTACATACTGTCTAGGAATTACCTTTAAGGTTTTAGTTCCACTAGTTCCTATAATCTTCATACTAATATAACGTATAGAAAATAGTTTTTGTACATAAAAAAAGGGATGCCCTAAAGCACCCCCTTATTAAATATAACACTAACTAAAAATTACGGAGCTATTTGTGTATCAGAAATTAATGCCTCAAAAGCAGTTCCATCTACAAAGTAAGCTGGTAGTGTTTCTTGTCCAGCTAATGTAAGCGTAAATCCAGTAAGGTCTCCCATAGCTGCTCCAGTTACGATAGTACCAGCAGTTAAATCCGCTCCGTGTACTGCTCCAATCATTAAATACTCATCATTGAAAGTCTTAACTACAACGTGAGGTCTAGCTTTAGCTATTTTTACTACCTCTTCTTGAGTAAGCAAATCTAATTTTTGCAAAGTCAAGTTAAGGGTTTGATCATAAAATACTGTTCCGTTCTCTCTTGACCCAGTGATAGTCTGCTCAAGGCTAGAGTTTCCTCCTCTTACCTCAAACTCATAGAAGTCTGGAGTACCACCAAAAGTAGTAACCTCTCCAGCAGTGACAGTTAAATCTCCCATAGTACCATACTCAGCAAAGTATACAGACTTAATGCCTCCTACGCTATCATTACAAGATAAAGAACGACCAGTTGTTAAATTACAAGCCATATTATTATTATTTTTAAAGAAAAAGGGTAGGTAAGACTATTCCAACCCACCCTCTTAATATGTTAAACTACTATTATTATGCTAAAGTAAGCAAAGTACAATCTGAGCCAATTCCGTATTGGATTCCAGCATTGAATCGCATAACGACTCTTACATTTTGGTCTCCTAAAACTGCACTGGTATCTACTAAGCGTACCTCTTGATGGTCACTTAATAAAGAAGTACCGAAATACAAGTTAGAAGCCTCAGCAGCTACAATATGGTCAGATGGCATTCCTGGACAGTGCTGAATTTTGATACCCTCAAAAGCTAAAGCATTACCCATATTATACCATTGTGATCCTTTGTTGTCTGTACCAGCAGCTCCTAATCCAGAAGCTCCAAATCCGCCTAAAGCTCGTACATACGCTTGTAAAGCTACAGTAGGCACATAGATAGTTAAATCTTCTTTACCATAAACAGCACTAGGTACTGAGTCTATAGTGTTCCCTAAAAGCTCTATAATATTTGCACTAGTAAAAGCAGTTGCTGGAGTTCCACCTACTGCGTTAGAAGCATCATTTACATCAGCATCAGCAGCCATAAGTACTGTGAATCCATCAAATTCTCCAGGATTAGCATTTACTCCACCCCAAATATTTTGCTCAGTTTTCTCAGCTACTTTAGCAGCTACTTGTCCGATTAGATAATCAGAGAAAGCTGGAGGTAAGTTGTCAAATGTAGACATACCCATAGAAATAGCTTCCCAATCTGAACGGTAATCTTTCTTACAAAGTTGCAAGTTTACTTGAAATTCCTCTGGCTGGAGGATTCTCTCAGTTAATTCTAAAGTATCAGCATCAAAATCAAAATCACAAGTAGCATTAGCAATAATACTTCCTACGTCTAATTTTTTAACTACCTCTTTGTACTTTACATTAGGCTTAATAGTGATAGCTCCATCGTTAAGAGTCTTACCACTCAATAAAGCTGCAGAAATATACTTACCAGCAAATTCCCCAGCGTAAGTTGTAGTGATCGGATCTTTCATTGAATTATCCGCATCAGCAAAATTAAATCTTTTTCTCATTTTTTTATTTATTTATTTGTCTTAATACTCTATCTAGAGTCGTTTCGTTTCTGTTTGTAGAGAATTTAATCTCTTGTTTTTTAGAGGATTTTCTTTCAGGACTATGCTTAAATCTCTTAGACATCTCCTCTTTTTTCTCCTCTTTCTCTTCTTTTTTCTCGTAAGATTCCTCAAATTTCTTTTTGAGTTTCTTTAGCTCTTCCTTAACTTCCTCAATAGCTGGAGCTATAACCTCCACTACTGCCTCTACAATAGCCTCTACCTCAGAAGCTACTTCCTCTGGTACTTCGGTTTCAATAATCTCATCTTCTGCCTCTACTACTACCTCTTCTGCTGGAGCTTCTGCCTCTGTAATTGAAGCTATAATACCCTCTTCCTCTACAATTAGAGACTGTCCGTTCTCTAGCTTGTATTCTCCGATAGGAAGTGCTACTCTCTCATCATCAGTAACAATAAAAACAGACTGCCCAGCCTCAAAAGACTCAGCCTCGATAATAGTACCATTGTCTAAAGTCATTTGAGCTAACTTAACATTAGCATTCAATAGAGCTTTAATCTTTGATAACATCTCTGTTGTTTTCATATTTATTTATTTATTAATTAATTCCAAAAGTTATTTAGAAAGCCAGAATATTCTACAACCTCTCTATACTTAGCCTCAGCTTCTTTAAATAAACTATCTGATGCAGATATTACTCTACCTTTTAACTCATCTAAACTACCAAACTCCATAGGCAAATCTACTATATCATTGGGATCTACTCCTAATTCAGCACTTTTATCTTCTATCTCATATATTGCCTCTAAAATATTTTCTGCATATTCTGGTAAATCTCTAGCTGTTCCATTTATTATAAAGTCATCTATTTGACCTATCTCAGACCTATACTCTTCTATTTTACCTATAAGCTCATCTCCTAACTCATAAGCTAAATAACTAGCATCAGACTCAGCTTCGATAAAAGAGTCTATATTATCCTCTATTGTTTTAATAGCAGTTAGCTTAACTTGTTTCTTAGGCATAGCCTTAGCCATTCTGCTAAATACTGTTTTTTTTGTATTCATAATTATCTGTTTAATTCGTTAGCTAATTCGTATAGCTCAAAAAGTTCGTTTTGTAATTGTGTTATGTCAGTAGCTTTATTTTCTGCATCAGTAAAAGCCTCTTGTCCTCTTCTGTATGATTCGCTTTGCTCTGGGTCAATCCCTAAGTCTGAGGCCATACCATCAAAGGATACTAAGGCTTGATCTAACTTATCCCTAGAGTCTCTATAGATATTTATAGTATCCTCTAAAGCATCAAACTTGGCTAAAAAATCTCTAGCTATACTCTGAGCATCAGATATTACTCTATTAAACTCTGACTGACTATCTCTAATTTCACTAAGTCCACTATCTAAATCTAAAGCATTAATCTCATCAATAGCAGTCTGTATGTCATCAGAAGCTGATAGCTCTGACCTAAACTGTTTACCAAATAATCTACTAAATACTGTATTTTTAGTGGTCATATTATTTAAATAAATCTTCGCTTTCTGATAACTCGCTTGTATAGTAGTTTATATTCTCCCACCAAGCATCTTCTATAATTTTAAAATAGAAAAAATCTTCTTCTGCTATCTCTTCTAATTCAGTGAAACGACCTATTTCTGATGGATCAATACCTAATAATTCAGCACCTTGTTTAGTTTTTTCTATTAAATCATCAATTTCCTCAGTATGTCTATATCCTAATTCCAAAGTAGCCTTAGCTTCTGGTATCAAAGTTTGAATCTCAGAAAGTATTTTTTGCATTTCTCCTCCTAATCGTTCCATATCTGATACAATTTGCTCAGCTTTTTGTTTAGGCTCTTGGATAGAATTTATATAAAAATCAATATCATCTTTAATTGCTCTTAATGATACCCTCTGCTTACTTAACTTCTTTTTACTATTCTTAGATAGCTGTGCGAATATTCTTTCTTGTATAGTCATAGCTGGAATTTTATAATATAACGTACCTATAATTTTTTTTGCATTTTTATCCTCTACCTATCCCTTGTGCTAGTAAGCTACCATCACAACACTTTCTGTCATAGGTATTATCTTTACATAGGCATCCTCTCTTACTGTTTCTAGGACTTGTTCTACTAGGGGTTTTTTCGTACTTATTTTTTCTCACTGTCTAGCTTTTTTAGTTTATTAATTGCCCACTCAATGCCAGAAGTACCTCCCCAAGCATCCCACATTAATCCACCACATCCCTCAGAGTATGGTACATCCTTATTTTGTTGATGTCTTTTGTAACTAGCCATTCTAGAAATCGTATCTCGGCTCAAAGGCTCTTTGTTTGCGATTTGCGAGGCTCTTTTTTTGCCAGTTGCCTCTCCACAACTACCCCATCCATTTTTCTCTACCCACTCTAAAGCTCGTTTAGCGTTGTTACTAGCACTGTCTGGATAGTCACTGTATGACTCTAGCTTCATTTCTGCCTCTAGGATCATCTGTTTTATTTTAAGTAGCTCTAAACCAGCCT